AAGTCAAAGGCGATAAACGACGATTCCGGCTTGTCGCTAGGCATAGGCCCAACCGACTCATCCCAGTGCCTGCGGTCTACCCAGGCCGCGTTAGCCGACACATAGATGTTCAGTTGCTTGCACAGGAATTCGTTGAGCGAAGCCGGTTTCGCCGCAGCTTCATCTGCCATGTGCCGAATGTGCTCGGTGGTGACCGAAATGCCCAACATGGGGTTGGCCTTGCCCCAGGTCGATTCGTCGCGCCAGTTGTCGCCCTGATCGATGGAATAACAAAGCCCAAACCACTTGCCGTTGTCTGAGGCGTCACCTCGAAGCACCGAACGGTAGTAGCTCAAGTCCTCGAAGAACTTGGTTTCGCGAGTGAAGCTGGCCGTGGTCATATACACGCGCAGCGGGTTCTTCCGCGCACCCATGCCGGAGTGCAGCACTTCAATAGACGAACGCTCGACAATCTGCGCCGCCTCATCAATCATCGCGCAGGATGGGTTCTTGCCGTCACCCGTTTTGCGGTTCTCGCGGCTCAGTGCGCGGTAGGTCGAAGTCGAGTCGCCCTGCTTTTTAATCTCAGAGCGGTACAACACGAACTTCGCGGCCAAATGCTCATCCATCGACTCCACGATTGCCTTTGAAGAGTCAAAGCAAATCGACGCCTGCTCGCGGTTGGTCGCCAGCGTGAACACCTCAGCGCCGACCTCGCCAAACATCAGTTCGTACAGCGCCACGATGGACGCGAGCGTAGTCTTGCCCGACTTGCGCGGCACGAACAAGATTACGTCAGTGACCCAGCGTTTGTCAGGCTCACCTCGGTGCCGGAAGCCGTAGATGGCCGCAAGCCACAGAACTTGGAAGCCCTGCAACTGAATCGGCTTGCCAGCGTCCGGTCCCTTAACGTGCTTGCAGAACCGAACAAACTTTAGGATGTGCTCGGCCTTGGCCGGGACGAATTCGTAGGGCGCGTCCTTCCGCTCGGCCATGTCCAGAAATCTCTGGCACGCCAGCCGAACATCCTCACACGCCGCTATATCCCCCCGACAGACCGAGGCTGCGTATTGAAACGCAGGCTCAAGCAGCGGCGAAAAGCTCATCGATTTCAGTAGGCTTGTTTACTTTCTTCGGGCGACCGCGAGCCACCAGACCCAACTCACCAAGAATCTTGATCAGTTTGTCGATGGACTCATTCCGCAGTTTGACCCAACCCGTCGTACCGACACCGGCAGCGTACTGGGTGATATAGCCTTCTTCGTTGATGTGCCGTTGCGCCTCTGTCAGCGAATCCATGATCACAATCATCGAAGCAATTAGCGTTTCATCGCTGGCCGAGATTGCGCCATACGTGTTCTCCAATTCATCTCGAATCAGAGTCTCAAATATCGCCGCGTCCCATGTCTCGGGCTTCTTGAAGAACCCAATAATGTGTCGGGGCGGCTTGCGAAATGGTGTGCTGGGCATGGGGAATTCCCTTTCTTCTCTTGTCGGATTCTCTTACTTTACAGGAATAGGGGTCAACTTTGCACCTGTGCAGAATTGACCCCGCGCCTGCTCCCGGCCGCGGCGGCATGTTTTTAGTTTCAAATCAACACGTTGCGCGCGCCATCTCAAGGAAAACTTGAGCATGCCGACGAAAAATCAAGGACTTACAAAGGTTTTTGCATGGAAACCCGCAGCATGCGGCGCCGTTGGCAGGGCCGCTGGGGGGCTGGCTGGCCGCTGGGGCCGGCTGGAGCTGGGGCTGGCCGTGGTGGCCTAGTCGTGCCCCGGGTAGTCGGTTATTGCCCACACCCGGTGGCCGAATTCGATGCACTGGCCGCGCTGTTCGCTGGCTGTTTTGACCGAATGGCATTCGGCGCACAGTGATTGCCAACGGTTAGCCCGGAAAGCATGCGGCCCGATGCTGCGCCATGGGAAAACGTGGTCCACCACGTTAGCGGCCCGGACAATGCCCCTTGATTGGCACCCGGCGCACAGTGGCCGCGCCGATAGCTGCGCTGCCCGAATGCCGGCCCATGCGGCACCCTTATATAGAGAATGGTCGACCCGGCTGGGGGCCGGCTTGCGCGCTGGAGCATGCTGGCCGCACCATGCGCCACTGGTGGCTGGGGCTTTGCATCCTAAGTGCTGGCATGTGTTGCGCGGCATCACTGGCATAGGGTTTGCCCTAGTTTGAGGCGGGTACGATATCGGAACAAAATCGCAGCTGCGGGGTGTCCCGTGCTAACTAGGATTGAACCATGCTGACTACACACGAAAACGTCACCCACCAGCTCAATGATGAGCTGCGCCAGATTGACGAACGGCTTGCCACCTATGGCCGCTCGCTGATTGGCGCCCCTTACGTGGTCCAGCTTTTCCCCGGCCTGTACCTTGTGCCATGTGCCGAAGGGTACCGGGCCGCTGGCATCACTGACGGCGTAATGATGTACAGCGCCGAAGGGGCCGCGCGCGCAATAGAACATTGCCGCACAGCTTATCCGCGCGCGTTTTATGAATGCCGCATCATGCATATGAATGATGCGCTGCGCGACGAACGGGCCGCTGTGGTGGCGCTGTTGGACATGCTCGAAGGGGCCGCAGCATGACACACACACACATCACCGGGCCATGGAGCATTTTTGCTGACGAACACAGCGCATGCGAGTTGCACATCGGGTCCAAAACACTGCCCTATGTTGCAACAGTGTTTGACAGCGAACCCGGCCACATCACAGCGCGCCAGCTTGCAACCGCGCAATTGATTGCACGCGCGCCGGACATGCTCGCTGCGCTGCGCGAAATTGTGCGGTTGATTGAATCCCCTAATGATACACGCGCCGACATTTTGGCAGTGTGTGACCGTGTTTTGGGGGGCTTGTAATGTTGCGCGACATCTTAGGCGCGGCGGCGCTGGCCGCGTGCATTGTGATTCCGGTGGCGCTGCACTGGGCCGGCATCATTTGACCCTTTCCCTGCTAACTAAACGAATGGATGCTAACCATGAAAATACATTTTGTCGCTGAATCCGGCAACAGCAAAACCGGCCCAATCCCTGTCACTTACAGCGAGCGGGCAACATGCCCACAATCCTGCCCACATTATCGCACCAGCTGCTACGCCGATGCCGGGTTTCATACCCGCATGGTTTGGGACAAAGTGACAGAGCGCGGCGCGGCGCTGGCCGATGTGGTGCAAAAAATCGAAGCTTTGCCCGATGACACATTGTGGCGCCACAATATCGCGGGTGACCTACCCGGTGCTGGTGAAACCGTAGACGCGGCGGCGCTGGGTGACATTGTGCGCGCCAACATGGGGAAACGCGGTTTCACGTACACGCACAAAAAATCACCCGATGCGATTAAGTGGGCCAAACATGCGACGGACTGGGGCTTTACGGTTAACCTAAGCGCGGACAATGCTGGTGAAGCTGATGCACTGGCCGCGCATGGTGTGCCGGTGGCGTGCGTGGTGCCTTTGGACACCCCAGAAAAAACACAAACACCAGCGGGCCGGCCCATTGTGATTTGCCCGGCACAAACACGCGACGATGTGACATGCGCCGATTGTGGCCTATGTCAGCGCGCCAACCGGGCCGTGATTGTCGGATTCCGGGCACATGGAACCCGCGCAAAGCTGGCCGACGCGACAGCGCGCCGTGTTATTCCTATTGCAAGGGGTTAAAAATGAGCAATTACAAGATTGGACGTTTTGACAATCCGGAATTTGTCTACATTTGCGATTTTATTGCAAATCATTCTAGTTATTTGATTGATTTTTTTATCGATTGTGGGTTAGAACATCATAGGTTAACCGACGATTATCGCGCCGATGCGGTAATGTTTTGCGTCGGGCATGGCATGGGGCCACTGCTCGAATACATTTTCTGGCAGGATTCAAAAATTTAAGGGGATGAAAATGAAACGTATTAATCGCAAGCAATTATTTGACCAAATCCTTGAAGCCCATAGACTACAGAATGCCGGCTGGGCGCTGGTGTCGATTCTTCAGCATGAGGAGTGGCCTGTAAATGAAACCGCACGGCAAGCTTTCCAAAAAATCGGGGACTCTGGCCTAATTCTGGCCGAATTGCTTGATGAATTAGGGGCGCGTGATGAATGAACCCAAACCCGGCGCCATCGGCGTGATGTTAGACGATACCCGCGCACCGGCGCGCATGTTCCGATTGCTGGACTGGCCGCAGCGCATGGGCATTGCATATTTTGAACCCCTAGACGATATCGGCGCCACAATCGGCCATCCTATCGGGGAATTCTGGCCGCTGTTGGACAGCATGCCCGCCTAGTCGATTCGATTTACAAACACCCGGCACTGCGCCGGGTTTTTTTGAATCCGATTGCGAAGTGAGTACTCACGTCATAATGCTGCGCTGGCGCCGATAGCGGCGCTGGCCGGTGCTGCCGATGTGGCGCGCTGGTGGCCATTATCCGGTGGCGCTGGTGGCCGCGCTGGTGGCCGATATAGGCTGGCCGCGCTGGCCGGTAGCTGGTGGCGCTGGCCGTGTGGGCGCTGGCCGTGTTGGCTGGTGGCGCCGCTGGTGGCCGCTGGTGGCGCCGGTGGCCGGTGGCCGTGGGCGCCGGTGGCTGGCGCTGCGCGCTGGCCGGCGCTGGTGGCCGCTAGGGCTGTTGGCGCCGCGCTGGTGGCGCGCTGTTCCGGCGCTGGCGCTGCGGCCCGGTGGCGGCGCCGCGGCCCTGAAAACCGTTATAAATCAACGGTTTGCGCGGCTTTCCTGCAAAACCACGTTAGCAGTGCGGTTTGGGGGTGAAAAAATGGCCGGACCCCACTACGCATTCTTAAAAAAAAAAATTGAGTCACTTTTTTTCTGCAAAAGCCGCTTCCAGAATTTGCTTTTTTTCTGGGCTGCTCGCGCAAAAAAATATTTCTTCGCCTTCGTTTTTTTCCCGGTAGCCAGAAGCGTACGCGGCTCGTGCAACTTGCAAGGCTTTTGCTTTTGACGGGAACGGCCCCTTAGAACCCCAGAACCAGCCCGACTTTCTGTGGACCAGCGGCATTATTGGTAGTTCTCCAAGCTGTTTTTTGTGGAATAGGTCAGGGCCAGCATCTCATCGACTTGATTTTGCAGATAGCTGTCCTGCGGGAAGCCTTCTTTCCTGCGAACTGCCTCAATGAATTCCGCAACGCCGCGAATGAACGCAACTGGCTCGGGAGGCAGCTCGAATCCCGGTTTGAAGTCGTGCAGCAGCCCGTATTTGCCCTGAAAGCTCTCCACAAAACCGTCCAAAAGGGAAGGCACCTTGTCGTAAAAAATATTTAGGGCCGTGTGCTTAGCGAACGATCCCGGCCCGGTGACAACCCAGTGCAGCATGTGCGCCTGCGTTCGAGCATGGAGCATCGTCATCACATAGTCCATCAGGGGGTCGCCCTGCTTTGCTTCGTTGACGCTGGCCTTGAATCGCATGTCACACCCTCTTGATGATTGCCCGTATTTTGTCCCGAATTTCCGGCGGCGGGGGAGCTTTTCGCTGCGCGTCCTGTTCGATCTTGACCAGGGCCGGATCACGCTCGGGGGTGCTCGGGACGGTGGTGCGTGCCACATCAGCCTTACCGGCGACCCACTCGGCCTTGAACCCTTGCCAACCCCGATGACAGCACTCGGACAGCGCACGCTCCAGACTCCAGCCAGCCTTCTCTGCTTCGCCCATGATGCCGGAAAGGGCGGCGGTTGTCATGGGGGCTTTCTTGGCTTTGCGAAGCTGGAGGAAATCCTCCCAAACAGAAGACGATACGCCGTCAGGCGGGGCGACCTTGGGAGCTTTCTTTAGTTGGTTCTTGGTTATTGGTTCTTGGTTATTGGTTGGTTGAACGTCCGTTGAACGCCCGCTGCTCCTCCGTTCAGCGGATGCTTTACCGGCGCGTGACGCCTGCTCAATCTTCGCGTGGAAATGAGCAATTTCTCTGTCTGCGCGGCTTGATCTATAGCCTTCGTCGGTTAGCTCGAAAAATTCATTGAGCACATCCCGAACGGTCGCGGCCTCATCTCGAAGTCCAATCTGCTTGGCAACGGACGTTGCATCGACGTTCAACGGGCGCTCGTGGAGGTAGTACAGGTCGAGCAGCCTGCGATATGCCAAGTCTTCCATAGGGTCGAGATGGCGCGTATGGGAAGCGTAGTCCCCAATGTTGAACTGGTAGTAATGCATACCACACCCTTTGCTCCACCCAGAAGTAAACCAACGGCAGGCGGGGTGGTTACGCTTTTCGGCGGGGTAGCTACTCCCCACCTAGCCGGGTTCACCGACAGTCTATGCCACAACCTGTCGTTGACACAACCCTGTCCGGGTTTGTCCCTATCGTATGCAGTTGTCATGCATGTACGATACGCCCATGACAACACGCCGCCAGCCATGCAACACGATGACCGCATCCTTGATGACGCCGCAGTTCTCATCCTCTGCGGAATCGCAATCCTGCTCGGAATTGTTGTCGTCGTCTGGCTGCTTGCCATGTTCCTCATTTAAACAAGCTGACCCACTGGGCTGGCCGTTTGGTGCTATTGACCCGAAGCGACTTGCGCGGCTTCTCGAACAGCGCAATCAACAACACATTGATGATCTACCGGAAGCACTGATATGACACCACAAGAGTTTGACCACGCCTGCGCGACCCATGACTGGACCTACAACTATTCCGATGACCACGGCATGTGGAAGTTGGGCGAGCAACAAGCTCAGGTGCTGCAATGGGCTATGCAGGAAGACAATCGATTGATCCAGCTTTATCGCCTTTGGTCTGCGTACCAGTTCAGCGGTCCAGCTTGGAACAAACCCGTAATGACGCGAGAAGAGTTCGAGCTTCAGCGTCAAGAAATCTTGGAGTTCCTAACACGTGACACCGCTTAATTCAGGCAAGGTGGTGCAGCAAGTTCTTCGCGTGCTCGAAGCTGGCGAAGCATCTGCTGTGGACATTGCCGCACAAACTGGACTGTTTCGCTACAGGGTCCACAACGTCTTGTACCGCATGGTCAAGCCAAGCAAAGCCGGCATACGCCGCATCCATGTTGCACGCTGGACGTATGAGGGCAAAGGTTTCCGCAAGTACCTACGCCCGATCTACGCACTCGGAGACAAACCCAACGCACCGAAAGAAACCAATGCCGCAAGCCTATCGAATCATTGAATCAGACATCCTGCGCTGGGCCGAGGCCCGGAAGATCATTCCCAACAGCACGCCAGTGGCTCAGTACATGAAGGCAGTGTCTGAGATGGGAGAACTGTCAGACGCACTGCAAAAGAAGGACATGCCTGCCGTGAAGGATGCGGTGGGCGACACGCTGGTGTGCCTGATCAACATGTGCGCCCTACTGGACATCGACATGGTTGATTGTCTGGAAGGTTCTTGGAACCAGATCAAGAACCGCAAGGGCGCGCTTTTGTCATCTGGTGTTTTTGTTAAGGAGAACTGAAATGCGTAAGCTGTTTGTCACCCTGGTCATCGCGGCCAATCTGTCACCCGTGGTCGCGTTTGCTCGCGCCGGTACGCTTATCTCTTGCGAGGGTGTTAGCACACCGCAGGGTTACAGGTACATCGGTACGTACTGCGTGGACTACCAGTGCAAGTACACCACCACCCGGATGTTTAGTTCGTACTGCCCGTTTTCGCTATGAATCTTGACGACATCATACGGTTGGCGGGTGAAGCGGGATTGTGGTTGGACTCTGAAGGCAATATTGCTGGTGGACAGCTTGATTCAGCGCCATATTTTGCCGCCCTTGTTGCCGCCGCCGAGCGTGAGGCGTGTGCGAAATTGGTTGATCACATACTCAAGGAAAGCGGCGGTACATACGGGGACGCCATCAGAGCAAGGGACAACACATGACAGATCAGATAGCAATCAAGTTCGAGGAATTCCACAACAAACACCCTTGGGTGTATGAGAAGCTGAAGTTGTTGGCATTTGAACTAAGAAACGCCGGAGTTAAACATTACGGAATTGGCGGGTTGTTTGAAATCTTGCGTTATCAAGCATCGTTGACATCGAACGATGAAGAAGGGTTCAAGCTCAACAACAACTACCGTGCGCTGTATGCCAGGATGCTGGCCAAGAATGAGCCTGCGCTACGCGACTTCTTTAGCTTCCGACTTCGCAACGCAAGAGGCACGCAGCACCTCGCGCCAGAGGTCGATGCGTGGGACAACATCCTCACATGATCGCGTGCATGGGCGGCTGGTGCGACCGCAGAGACAAATGTCAGCACTACACAAGCGAAGCAAAAATTATCGTCGAGCGTTTATGCGAGGCTAAACAACATGAGTGCTATCTACAAAGAGTTCCATCTCAAAACGCGTCAGGCGTGGGAACCGTTCCTGAGCTTCATCAAGGAGCATGCTCAGAACATGATCGACAAGGGCACACCGTTGCGCTTGATCGTTACCAGTTCGGAAGCAAAGCGAAACACTGAGCAGAATCGCCGGTACTGGGGCTATGTGCTGAAGTCCATCGCAGACCAAGCATGGGTGGACGGGCAGAAGTTTGCGCCTGATGTGTGGCACGAATACTTTGCACGCCGCTACGGTGTGTGCGAGGATATGAAGCTGCCCGGTGGTGAGGTGATCACGCGCCGCATGTCTACTACCGAGATGAGCGTGGGCACGTTCACCGAGTACATGCAGAACGTCGAGGCGCATGCGGCCACAGAACTGGGGGTGCAGTTTGTACAGTAAACGTATCTACGTTCGCAATCGCGCCATCCTAGAAGCGTGCAGGGAGTTCTCCTGCCAGTACTGCGGCGCTGACGATGGGACCGTGGTGGCCGCGCACTCCAACCAGTCACGGCATGGCAAGGGTCGTGGCATTAAGGCATCCGACATCTATGTGGCCGCGCTATGTCACTCTTGCCACGCGCAAGTTGACCAGGGCCGGATGAGCCGCGCAGCCAAGCTGGAGATGTGGGAAGAGGCGCACCGCAGGACGGCGCGACTGCTCAATCTGTGTGAACTTTGGCCTGATGACGAACCCCTACCATGAGCGAATTAGAAGCAATGTTCGAGTGGCACATTCGCGGCCTGCGGTTGCCTGTTGCGGTGCGCGAGTACCGATTCCATGCCAAGCGGCGCTGGAAGTTTGACTTCGCATGGCCCGACCGGATGGTGGCGCTGGAGATCGAAGGCGGCACGTGGACCAATGGCCGACACACGCGAGGGTTAGGGTTTACCGCAGATTGCGAGAAGTACAATGAAGCGTGTACGATGGGCTGGAAGATCATCAGGGTGACTGGTGATCAGGTAAGGAACGGCAAAGCCGTGGAATGGATTACTA